CGGTCGGGATGTTAGTGGGGCTTGGCTTGAGCTAAACTTAGGGTGGTCGCCGATGATGAAGGATATATTCGAAGCGACTGACTCCATCGGATTCAACAGTGTCGTCAACCGGGTGCGAGCATCCACTTATAACTTCAGTGCGATGGAAGCATCCGGTTCGAAGGACTGTTGGTACGTTGAAGGAGGTCACAAGAAACACACCCAAATCATCGTTTACGTAAGTAGGGAGCCTTCCTTGAGAGAACGTTGGGGTCTTACAGACCCCGCCGGTATCGCATGGGAGGCAACGCGCTTATCATTCGTGATAGACTGGTTCCTACCGATTGGTAGTTACCTAGCAAACCTCCATGCAGTCGGTGCCCTTCCTGTGACTAAGGTGGTTCACACCAACTTCGCGCGAACTTATGGCAAGTCGTACGTCATAAAGTCGCCCGTAGCGGGTGTCCATCACCGTGGTCACGTGGAAAATGGTATCGTCCGCAATTATGAGGTGCGCCGTCGTATTTACGACAGTCTGTTTCCGTTGATAGGTACAGTTGGCTGGCTTCCAGCGTCGGTCAAGCCCAAGTGGGCTCCGAACGTCTGGAGGGTGGCCACTGCTAGCGCCTTACTTGACCAAGCACTTCGTAAATTGAAGTAGCTCGTTGACGGTTCCAGTAATTCCTGTCCTCGTTTCCGAGATTTCCTTGGGAACGTCCTTAAACCCATTAATGAGGTATAACGATGTCTGCCATTGGCACCATCACCGTAAGTGACGGCACTACCAACCACGTCTTCACCCCGATCCAGTCCGTCCCCCCGATTTATCGGAACGTCGCAGATGCGAACGTCCCGGATATCGGCCAGGAGCAGATCACGGTCGAGGTTATCCGTGCGAAGGGTGCCGGCACCCATCGGGTCCGTGTGACCACGAAGACTCCGATCATGGAGAGTACTTCTGGCGCAGCAGCTTCGGGCTACGTCGCGGCACCTGCCGTGGCGTTTACCGTTATGGCTGTTACCGACATCTACGTTCCGAATCGATCGTCGCCGGCCCAGCGTCTCATCAACCGAAACCTTTATAGGAATCTGCTGAATGATGCGCAGGTCATCGACGCGATCGAAAAGCTCGCCCAGCCCTACTAACTGCAGCGTTACAACGCAGTTAGCATTGTGGGTGATGCTGCTAGTTGTACTTCTAGCAGTGAACCTGGGTGTCAATCTCTCTAACAGTTATCTGTCGAGGAGACAGGAGAATGAAAGCGTTGCAATCATTCGACGAGGCGTTCCCGTTCGGGAAGTCCGTCCATATCCTGAAACAGCTATGTCTGCGCCTGCTTCCGCCTTCCCACCAGATCAACCGGTGGATCGAGGAGGAGAACTGGTTGGCCCTCGCGACAGCGAAGGTCGACTACTCTTCTCACCTCGAGAGCTCGACAGTCAAGTCCGAGAGGCAGTGTCTTGCATTCTTTCAAAAGAATGCCAGCCTGCCTCTTGGGATCGACCGCCGAGCGGTGGCGAAACAGAAGTTCATCTCAGCCGAGAGAGACTGTCTCGTGCAGAACTGGAAACTCCAGAATCAGCGGCATCCATCAGTGATGATGGACACGAACTTTCTAGCGAAAGTAGCGTGGAAAATTGCCGCTATTCTTGGCCCAGCTCCTGCACTTGATCAGTTAGACCTCAGCTTTGGTCCAGGAGTGAACGTAGGCACAATGCGAAGACAAACATCGGCGCGCGCGAAAATGAGCGTTCCGCCGACGTACTCCACGAATGCCGGGTGCCTCCTTGAGGCACTCCAGGGCGAGCTTCCCCATTGGGACTACCTGGCGCAAGCCAAGGAAGCCAACTACGGTAAGCTCGCGTTCGTGGCGAAGGATGCGAAGACAGACAGGACCATTGAGACCCAACCCTTGGTAAATTCCGTAGTACAACTCGGAATAGGGAAGGCCATCAAGAGGTTGCTGCGAAACGCTGGCTGTGACCTTTACCACGGTCAGGCCAAGAACGCTGAGTATGCCCGGTTGGGCAGCCTCAACGGGAGTTACGCAACAATCGATCTGTCATCGGCTTCAGACACCATCAGTTATATGTTGGTGCTGGAGCTCCTACCCGAAGATTGGTTTCTCCTGCTCGATTCCGTTCGCACACCGAATGTTAAGCTTGGTAAGGAAATTATTCCCTTACAGAAGTTTGCAGCGATGGGCAACGGATGTACATTCGAGTTGGAGACCCTTATTTTCTACGCGATTTGTCTCGTAGAAAGCGGCACCGACGTGCACTGCTACGGGGACGATATTATCGTTCCTTCGGCGGATGCACGTCGTGTGATGCGACGGCTGGAACAGTGCGGCTTTACCGTGAATACGGACAAGTCGTACTGGGACGGCCGTTTTAGGGAGTCTTGCGGGAAGGACTTATTCGATGGTGTTTTGGTACGCCCGGTTTATGTAAAAGGATTGCTCAGCTTGAC